CTAACTAAGGAGCGCGGTCTCTGCGGCTGCCAGTTCTTCAGCATCATCGGTGCGCGGGAACAGGTGGCCGTAAGTGTCCATCGTCAGCATGATTGATGAGTGGCCCAGACGTTCCTGAACCATCTTCGGCGGCAGTCCTAGCCCGCCGTCTTCCCTTCGATTGATACACCACGACGCATAGAAGTGACGTAACGAGTGAAAGCCCGTGTATTTCGCCGCCATAATCGGCTTGCCGTCTTTGTCTTTACGACCCGTATCAATCGACACGCCCGCCGCGATCTGCAAAGGCTGGAAGCCGCGCTGCATGATTGCTGACAGCGTTTCAACCTTCCCCAGACCGTTCGGGAATGCAAGCTGCTCCGGCTTCATTTCCTCCTGTACGACGTTTCCGTCAGCGTCCTTCACTCTTGGGCGTGGACACGCAAGACGCCATTCCTTGAGCGTATTCAGGACAAGGGGAGGCATCGGCACGGTGCGCTCACCGGCTTCTGACTTAGGCCTGCCGATATTGTTGAACCGGTCGGCCCGCTGGCGAACGTGAATTTCCCGCCTTTCAAAGTCGATATCGGCCCATCGCAGTCCGCGAAGTTCTGAAGCTCGAAGCCCGGTGAATATAGCTGTCAGCAGAATAGGCCGCCATTTGCCCTGTAGCGCCCCGACAATGGCCTTGATCTCATTCGGTAGGGGTATGTCCACCCCAAGCTTGAGCTTGCCCTTCTGGCGGCGTTCTAGGCGTCTATCCTTGCCCTTCTGTCGAACGCGGCTTTTCTCCCTAACGGCATTGCGAACAACCAGGCCGCGTTCCTGCGCGTCGGATAGTAGCGAACCAAGGCTGACGAGAACCTTTTTCACCATCGACGGCGACCGGCCTTCATCAATCATCTTGTCTTCGAATGCACGGATAGTCGGCACATTCAGCCGCGATAGCAGCGTGTCACCCAGAAACGGCTTGATGTGCAAATCAAGATGCTGCCGGTATTGAACTATCGTGCCACGCTCTAGCCCGTTCTGCTCGGATCGCTTGATCCAAAATTCTCCCGCTTCCTTCACCGTCGCACTGGCGCTGTCCGCGACATGCACACCCTCGCGGATTTCCACTTTCGCGGTTGCCGAAAACTGATCGGCATCCTTCTTCTTCGCGAAGGTCTTTAAGCGCCGTTTCCCCTGAATATCGACATAATCAACCACCCAGGCCGATTTCTGTTCACCCTTCGGGGTTGTCCATTCTCGCTTGCGTATCGACATCAGAACGGTATCTCATCGTCCAGATCACGACTGAATGGCTTCGCTTTCGGTCGTGGGTTTAACTCAATCGGGTTGCTGTAATTATCCGTCGCAGTCACGAGACCATTGTTCGTGATTTCGACGCTTTCCCCCGAAGTGAGGTCGAACTTTATTATCCCCGGCTCCATACGCACTTGGCTAACGAGCGGATGTCCTATCAAAACATCCTTGGCGATGTCGGACATCACCCGTGTTTCTTTCAACTTTTCGAGAAATCTATTTGTAATTGCCCGCCAGTCGTCGCGGCTCATCAACGCTTCGTCAAGAAGCCTCCGGGCAGCTTCCACTTCAGAAGGCAATCCCATGTCTTGCTGATACGCGACTATGCGCTCCACCAAGTCTGTTGGCAGCACATACACACGTCGCTGTGTCTTCTCTTTGTCATCACTCATAACACTTGCCTCGGATTTTTGGTGATCATTGTCACTTTATGCTGTTCATGGCAATTGACATACACGTGACAATAGTATTTAACAATGAATGTCACTGGACATGGTAAATGAGATGACAATAGGGTTTGCAACATGGATAAGCAGCAAGATCAGCAGGCAGATATCATTTGGGGCATTGGAGAGATCGCTGCAGCAATCGGACAGAGCTTCGCCGCAACGGCCTACATGCTCAAGAAAGGGCATATTCCAGCTAGGAAGGTTGGGGAGCGGTGGGTGGCATCGCGCAAGAAGCTGAACGACTTCTTCATGGGAGACGCAGCATGACCAAGAAAGCAAAAGGCCCGGCAACCGCGCCAACGGTTCCGAGCCATGGTTCAATCCGTTCAACAGGACTTAAGAACATGGATACAGTTATCATAGATGCGCCTCGCGATGCAATAGAACGGCCTATCGACCGCGCACAGCGAATTAAGAATACCGCCGAGCAACTCGCCAAGAGCGTGAAGGCCGGAAACGTCAATCCTGATTATGACTTCACCCGTCCAAGCACGATCTGGCAATGCATGCGGCTGCGGAGCGGGGAGAGCCTCACCCAGGAAGAGGCTGTCACGGCCTTCAATGCCGCTATGGGCATCGACACAACAGAACATCCAGAGCAACGCGTTCGGCGGCTCGCCAAGGAGATTTCAGCGACACTGAACGATGTCGATGATTATCAGGTCATCATCATCTATCCATCCGCTGCGGCAGATTATCCCGTTCAGGTCTGCCTCGATGGAGAGTTTTCCGATCTGCTTGAAGCGGTAATCCGGTTGCGGAAGGAACGCCGGGATGGAGCGGTCACATGCGAGTGAATGAGAAGAAGCAGCCTGACGCGCTCTTTGCTCTGGAAAGCCCGATTTGCGATGCAGAGAACGCCATATCGATCCTGATGAATATTCTGCATTCGCGATTTGACCAGGATCACGCCGAAGTAACCGGCGACAAGAGCCATTGGTATCTGTCGGATAATGAAATCTCGGACTTCATGTACATCGGTCATCAAGCGAAGCGCCACATCCGCCAGATTAAAGAGGGCTTCAACGCGGCGATTGAACAGCGGAGGGCCGGTCGATGATGCTCCTCTATTCATTCCGTAACCGCTGCTGGCAGTGGCTGGCGCTCTGGGCCTGCAAGCAAGCAGACCGTTCCTATGAGGACTTCATGCGGAGATACGACCGATGAGTATTTTCCGCATTCGTATCAGCGCAGCACGGTTCGTTCTCAGGGCGTCCCGCTGGTTTGCTGGTTTCATTTGCCCGGAACTTAGAGGGCCGGAAGATCGGAGAAATAACCGATGACAGCACAAATCACGCCTAGCCGTAAAACTGGAAGGCCAAAGGGCTATATCCAGAATTATCAGCCACAAGCCAAAACGAAGGCGCTGCTCGACGCTGTTCAAATGGTGCTGGATGAGTATCGCGCTCACTGGCCTCTGACCATTCGTCAGGTCTTTTACCGGCTCGTGGGTGCTTATGGCTATCCGAAGGACGAAAGCTTCTACAGCCGCTTGATTGACCATGTGGGCAACGCTCGACGCGGCAGGGTTATCCCGTTCGATGCAATCCGCGACGACGGAGTGACCACGTACCGGCTCGATCACTTCAATGACCAAGATCATTTCTTGCGATATGTCCGCGAGCTTGGCGAGAACTACCAGCGCAATATGCTGGCATCACAGCCCCGGCATATTGAGGTTTGGTGTGAAGCCGCCGGCATGTTGCAGCAAATCTCAAAAGTCACACGCGATTATTCGATCCGCGCTTATTCGTCGGGCGGCTTTGACAGCGTGACTGCAAAGAAGGACTTGGCGGATCGTATCTGTGATCTGGGCAAGCCAGCCGTAATCATCCACTTGGGCGATTACGATCCAAGCGGGAAATCAATGTTCGATGTGATTGCCGAAGACGTCAGCGCATTTGTCGAAGCAGACAGACCCTGGAATTCCATCACTGTCGATTTCTTGCGAGTTGCCCTTACGGACGTTCAGGTGGCGATGTATCGATTGCCAACGGTGCCACCAAAGAAATCCGACAGCCGAACGGCGAAATGGGTAGGCGAAACCTGCCAGCTTGAGGCGCTGTCACCGGACATGATCGCAACCATTCTCCGGGGTGCAATAGTCGATCTCCTTAATCCCGATCAGCTTAATCATGACCGTGTGATGGAGGAGTTTGAGCGCAACCAAATATCGTATGCGCTGCCCGCGCCAAGAGGTGACGCATGAGCGAGTTCGTCACCGATGATGGTGAAGTGCTCGACTATGCCGCGGCTAAGGCCAAGGCAAAGTCCAGCATTGCCACCTTCAAATTCGAACTTCTGGAGACGGTTCGCGGTGACCCCCGGTTGAGTGCAGCGCCATGCGAAGCTGTAATCGGTGTTCTAATCTCGTTTCTTTCGGTGGATGAGAGATCGCTAAAGCCGACGTTGGTCTATGCCTCAAGCATTACAATCATGGCGAAGACCAATATCAAGACGAAGACATCAGCGAGAAAAGCGCGAAAGCTTCTCGAAGAGCAGGGGTATCTGGTCAGAAAAGGCACAACGGCAAGCGGCTGTGATCTTTATCAGGTCTGCAACCCCCATGTCGAACGTGTCAAAATGCACATACAAGCGAAAGCTGAGAAGCTCAAGGAAGATGCGGCAGCGGCCCGTGAGGAATATCGGAGGAAGAAGGCCCTCAAGCTTCACAGGGGGTCAACGAATGACCCCACGGAAAATGACGAGGGGGTTATTAATTGTCCCCACAGGGGGTCAACGAATGACCCCAATATCGTAGAGCACTACCGTGGAAAGGCTAGCATAGAAGAGGAGCAATTCCTTTCTGCCTATGGAGAGGAGGACAATCAGTGTCAGCCTTTACCTGTTCCGGCCTCGCAGGAAGAACTTGAACACATGATGACGGAAATTTGCTCCGGCGTCTCAATTTCTCCAGCGGTCACATCATATTTGAGGCGAATGCTTCTGGCCGGTGAACTCACCCCGGCGATTATCACCCAACAACGAAGCTTCGCAGAGAGGCATGCAGCATGAAGCAGCTTGACCTATTCGAATGGGCTTCAGCGAGGCCCACCGCGCAAATCATCAACTGGATACCGCACCTCGCTAAAAGAATGTGGGAAGAGCGGAATATTCCTATCCAACCGCAGCAGGCAACCGTCATGGATTTTCGGGCCACGATCTATCAGACCGAAGAAAGGAAACGCGCATGATTGTGAGTAAGCATCCAGACGGTGGTTATTGCGTCATGAACGGCGCTTCCATCGTCGCAGGCCCTTTCGAAACAAACTCGGACGCATGGCGCGCCCTGGATCGTCTGGAAGGTGATCCGATTAACCCGGCAGAGAAGAAATCGGAATGGATCGCCAGCAAGATAATCGGAGGTGCAGCATGACCGAGCAAACTAACCCCCGCGTGACCGAAGCGGCTCGTTGGCTGGCGACGACGCCCGACCATCTGAAGCCGCACCCGCTTGTTCCAGAATTGAAGAAGCGGTTCGCGATCACGACATTAGAAGCAACCCAGGCGACGGCAGAGGCGCGTCTTATTCAAGCGAGGTCGAATTGATGGATATTGAGGAAGAACGCAACGCCTGGCTTGAACGAAAGGCAAAGGAGGCAGAGCAGCAGAAGGCGCTAGCAGCGGCACCTACCTATCACATGTATTCCTATCAGAAACGGGATGGACGTGGCCGTGAGGAAACCTACTGGCGCTTTGACCTTATCGAGAATGATGTCCCTTCGGTCCACAGGGAGGTTAATTCCAAACTGATTGCGATGCGAGAGCTTGAGAAGTTGCGTTCGGAGGGAGCCATCGTCCGCATAGTACCAACTCCGGAGCACCTTTCTATCGAGGTTATTGATGCCAAGAATAGGCGCTGGCATGATCTTTACGGTGAGATGCTGGCCGGGAGGATTTCCTATGAGGAGTTTTGGAAGAAGGCATGAAGACACTTACCCCGGAGAAGCTCGACAAGATGATGGCTCCACCACGACCACGAACTCGGATCATCTGGACGGCGGAAGCCATCGCCGCCCAGATCGGCACGTCAGCCGATTATGTCAGGCATACTCTTGTCAATCTGGAGGGTAGCCCGGTAAAGAAGATGGGGACACGATATTGCGCCCATGCCGATGACCTTGAGGCATTCTTTCGAGCGCGCCCCATACAAACATAGTTTAACCCATTCTATCCGATAACATTTTCGGGTTTTACAAGCGACATTAGGGGCCATGAAGATATGGCCCTTTTACCGCAAAAAAGCACTGACTGACGATCAGATACTTGAGTTGATCGGCAGCGGTATTCCGACAGCGACAGGCGTTGCCGTTTCGATTGAAACCGCCCTGCGCGTCCCTGCCGTCGCGACAGCGGTGCGCACCATTTCCGAAGCTGCTGCCAGCCTCAAGAGCAAGGTTGTCCAAATCAACCCGGACGGCACCGAGACGGAAGTAGAAGGCCACCCTGCCGCCGCCTTGCTTCGTGGCGAGGCGAACGAGTGGACAAGCGGCTTCGAACTCATCCGCTCCATCATGGTTGATGCGCTGTGCCGGGATCAGGGAGGGCTTGCCCGTGTCACCCGCAGTTCTGACAATCGCCTTCTGGAAATAATTCGCTACCGCCCCGGCTTCATCAACGTCGATTATCCCGATGATGATTTGCAGCCTCGCTATCGCGTGAACGGCATTATCCAGAATGCCGCCGACATCATCCATTTGCGCGGCACCTACGACAAGTCTCCCCTGACACTGTGTCGTGAGGCCATCGGCGTTGCTATCGTCATGGAGCGTCACGCCGCCCGTCTGTTTGGTCGCGGTGCACGTCCCGGTGGCGTCCTTCGCACCAAAAAGCCACTTGGCGATCAAGGCGCGTTGAACATGGTCACCATGTGGCGCAAGCAGATGGATGGTGCCGATAATTCGGGCCAGACAGCTATTCTGTACGACGATGCTGAATGGGTGCAGATGCAGCTTTCGAGCGTCGATGCTCAGTTCCAGCAGCTTCGCCTTTTTCAGCTTCAGGAAATAGCCCGCGCTTTCAATCTCCCGGCTACCCTTCTGGGCGATCTGACGAAAGCCACGTGGTCGAATAGCGCCGAGATGCACCGGCAGTTTCTCCAGCTTTGCCTTGAGCCGTGGCTTCAGGCACTCGAAAGCGCCTTGCGTCGGGCCTTGTTCACCAAGGACGAGCGCAAGAACCACGCCATCCGCTTCGACCGTGACGACTTCACAAACGTCGATCTGACCGCCCGTGCGACTGCAATCAGTTCGCTACGCTCGTCCATGGTCATGACGCGCAATGAGGCGCGCAACTGGCTTGATCTGGAGCCGGTAGCGGATGGCGACACCTTTGAAAACCCGAACACCGGATCGAGCCAGCCAGGTATCGGCCACATCGGCGGCCCGAAGCTGGATGACCCGAAACCCGAAGAGGAAGAACCGACCGATGACGCTTGATGACATCCTCAACAACGTGGCCGATCAGGACCGGGGGCGCGAATGCGAGCTTACCGATCCAGTCACCGGAGAACCGACAGGGATCAAGCTCCTTGTCGTCGGGCCAGATAGCAAGACCGCGCATGACGCTCGCATCGCCATGACTGACGAGCTTATGGAGATGACGCGGCATGACGGCACCGTGTCCGGTGAAGACCGGGAGCGCGCCCGCCTGAACTGTCTGGCTCGCCTAATCGTCCGATGGGAGCAACCGGACGGCATGGGCAATTTCGTCACCCTCAGCCACGCGAACATTCTCAAGCTGCTGCGCGTGTCGTGGGTTGAAGCCCAGATCGATGCCTTCGCCAGCAACCGCGCTCATTTCCGTGAGGTGGCGTGATGGATCGGCTGTTCGTTGAAACCAAGATGATCGCCGGTGACGCTGGTCTGATTTCCGGTCTGGCTTGGAAATTCGGCTCTCCTGATCGCATTGGCGACTGGATTGAACCCGGCGCGTTCAAATCGGCCAAGATGCCTATCCCGATCCTGTTCGGCCACGACATGAACGATCCGGTGGGTACGTGGGACATTGCCGAGGAAAAGTCGGACGGCCTGCATCTGACCGGCAAGCTTCTGGTCGATGAGGTGATCCGTGCCCGTGAAGTGCAAGCGCTGGTCAAGTCCGGTGCCGTTCGTGGTGTCTCTATCGGCTTCATCACGAAAAGCTCCAGCCCGCGCACCGGCGGCGGGCGCACCATCAAATCTCTTGAGCTTCTGGAAGCGTCCCTCGTGACGATCCCGATGCACCCCGGCGCGAAGGTGACTTCGGCCAAATCGGCAGTTCTGGCGCTGAATATCGCCGCTGCCATAAACCGCGCAGCCGCGCAGATTGGAGAAAAGTGACATGGAGCATGTCATGAAGCAGGCGCTGCTCGGCAGCGTGGCAATCACTCGCAAAGGTGAAGAGGACGATCCTGTCTCTCTGGTCACCAAGTCCCTTGACGATCTTCGCACCTCGATTGACGAGCGGCTGAAGAAGGTCGAAGGCAATCCAGAACTCAAGGCGCTGATGGATCGCCTTGACGAAATCGAAAAGAAGGCCGGTCGCCTCAGTGGCGGCAAGGCGAACACGGAAGAACAGGGCGAAATCGAGCGCAAGGCTCTTTCTCACTTCGCCCGCACTGGTTCGGACGTTGAAGTCAAGGCGGCAGCGTCTGACAACAACGTCGATGGCGGTTATTTCGTTCTGCCGACCGTGGACCTCAGCATTCGCAATCTGATGACCGACCTGTCGCCTATGCGCGGCCTTGCGGAAGTCGTCAGCATCTCGACCGACCGTTACGAGCGCTTCTATTCGATGGGCAAGCGCGGCGCGAAGTGGGTCACGGAACGCGAAGACCGTCCGCAGGACACGGCTCGCCCTGAACTCATCAAGCATTCGTATGGTGTGGCCGAACTCTATGCGGCTCCGGTCGCCACCCGTCATCTGCTCGATGATGCTGCCACCGATATCGCCTCCTGGCTGATCAACAATGCCACCCACGACTTCAGCGAGACTGAAGGCGAGGCATTCATGACCGGCGACGGCATTGATAATTCTCCTACCGGCCTGCTGACCTATCCGACAGCACCGGAGAAGGATTTCACCCGTGCATGGGGCAATTTCCAGTATGTCGCCGCCGGAGCAACGCCGACCGACATTCAACTGGCTGATGCCCTGATAAAGCTCGTTGCCACGCTGCGCCGCCCATATAAGGGCAATGCAACGTTCCTGATGAACAGCAACACGGCAATTCGCCTGCGCCAGATCAAGGACGCCAACGACCGCTATCTGTGGGCACCCACGGGCAACCTGATCGAAGGTATCGAACATCCGCTCCTCGGCCAGCGTGTCGAGATCGATGAAACCATGCCTGACATCGGGGCCAATACCCTGCCTATCGCCTTCGGTGATTTCCGTCAGGGCTACGTCATTGTTGACCGTCAGGGCGTTCGCATCAACCGCGATGAACTCACCCAGAAGGGCCGCATCGTCTTCGACGTTTACAAGCGCGTGGGCGGCGGTGCCGGTGACTTCAATGCGATCAAGTTCCTCAAGATCGCTGCGAGCTAAGGAGGCCAAGCCATGAAAGACACCTTCCACGATAACAAGGCGGTTCAGGCTATTGCCCCGGCAGTGCTGGCCGCCAACACGAACGGCGTATCCATCGACCTCAAGGGCTTCGATAGCGCGCTGTTTGTCATCAACACCGGCGCAATCGACGCGGCTGGCGACTTCAGCGTGAAGCTTCAGGAAAGCGACACGGGAACGAGCGGTTGGACGGATGTCGACGCTGCTGACCTTCTCGGCAGCGTACCGGCGACCCTTGCAGCCAATGCGGCCTATCGGATCGGCTATATCGGTTCGAAGCGCAAGCGCTATGTCCGCGCCGTTGCCACCAAGGCAGGCGGCACGAGCATCGCTGCCGGTGTGGTCGCCATTCTCGGTCACCCGAACATCGCTCCGGTGGCCTGATATGACGGTACGCGCTCCTTCCATATGCAGTCATTGCGGCAAGGCTCACACCCGTAAAGAGCCGTGCATCACTGTGCAGCGGCTTGAGAAGGAGCGCAAAGCCCGCTTCGACAAGAAGCGCCCAACAGCCCGCCAGCGTGGCTACACAGCCGAGTGGGAGAAGGCCCGCAAGGAATACCTTGCCGTCTATTCATCCTGCGCCCGTTGTGGACAGCCTGCCACGCTGGTCGATCACCGCAAAGCTCACAAGGGCGACCAGACACTGTTCTGGGATCGTGCCAACTGGCAGCCCCTTTGCACTCCCTGTCATTCCCGCGCCAAGCAATCGGAAGAGCGGCGCACTCAGAACGAGGGTTAAACCCATGCCCATTTTTGCAACCGCTGGCGCGAAGGTATTCATCGGAGCTGTGCTTGATGCAAAGCCTGCCGACTTCGTGGCCGCTGACTTCACAAGCCAGTCGTGGACCCAGGTGAACAATCTGGAGAGCATCGGCACCTTTGGCGACACGGCAACCGAGATCACCTTTGACGATATCGGCAAGAACCGTACCCAGAAGCTCAAGGGTACTCGCAACGCGGGTAACATGGAGATGGTCTGCGGCATCGATTATGCCGACGCCGGACAGATCGCCTTACTCGCTGCCGAGAAGAGCATCCACGACTATGCCTTTAAGGTCGAGTTCAACGACGCTCCTGAGGGCGGTACGCCATCGCAGCGCCTATTCATCGCCAAGGTCATGAGCGCAGCCGAACAGCTCGACACGGCCAATAACGTAATGAAGCTCAATTCGACGCTTGGGATCAATTCCAACATCGTACGCGTCAACGCAGCGGAGGCTTAATCTATGTTCTTCGCCACGTCAGGCACTACCCTGCACATAGGAGCGTCCCGGCCAGACTGGTACGCTCGACAGGTTACCGCGTCTGACTTCGACGGCGAGGCATGGACACAGGTGAACGGCCTATCCAGCCTTGGGCAGATCAGTGGTGAGTGGCAGACCGTCAGCACCACGCTGCCTGACCCGTATGCGCCAGACAATCCGCCTATCCCCAACCATGAGAAGGCGGTTCGTCCTGCGCACAGCATGGAGATCGTTATTGCACAGAACGGTGAGGACGCAGGCCAATTGCTGATGCTGTCAGCAGAGAACGGCGTCGATCCTCATGCCTTTCAACTGACCTTCGCCAATGGTGCGACACGGCGCTTCATCGCTCATGTCATGTCAGCAAGCGAGGTGATGGACGAGGCGAATAGCGTGGTGTGCTGGTCGTTTGGTCTGCATCTGCAATCCAACATCGTGAGGGCAGCATGACAATCGAATGGCAAGTGGCAGAGCTAGTGCGAAAGGCGAAGCGGTACGCGGATGCTCACGGCATAGCCATCGCGACGGCATCAACGCGTATCTTCAACGATGGCAAGGTGCTCGACCGCCTCATCAATGGCGCATCGATCACGACCCGACGCTTCAACGCTGCTATGACCTTCCTCAACCGACATCCGGGGGGTGGTCTCAAACATTCGACCCATGGCGGGGACCGGCGCGGGGGCACGCGCACAAGCCATAACTTAATTGGATTTTTCGGGAATGACTGAAATTGTAACCCTTGAGGGCTTGAAAGAACAGCTAAATTTCACAGCCGATCAGGGTGTGGACGATGACGCTATTCTGACGCGCAAGCTCAAAGCCGCCCAGAGCTATATCGAAAGCCTGCTGGGCTTCAAGATCACCGATGTCTATGGCGGCGACGATCAGGAACCCGTGCCGGACGCGCTGATTGAGGTCATCTATCAGACAGCGGCGAACTGGTACGAGAACCGCGAGGCCGTGCTTGTCGGTGTGAACGCGCAGGAACTTCCTTTCGGTGTCTGGCCTATCGTCAACGAGTTCAGGAGGTACGTGTTCTGATGGGCGATGACAGCTTGCGCCGAGTTCTACAGCGGCTGAACTCCATACCGACCAAGGTCAAAGAAGCGGCGGCGCATGCATCGTCCGTTGCTGCCGAGGATTTGGCCGGTGACATGAAGCAGTTCGCTTTATCCTCCAAGGATACCGGCGCATTGATCAACAGTATCGAGGTGACAGGACCGAACGAGAACACCCCGCCATATTCGCAGCCAGGTGGCGCGGCTGTTGTTCCTGAAGGAACGTACCGGATCACAGCCGGTAACAAAGATGTCCGCTACGCTCATCTGGTCGAGTTCGGAACGGCTAAGACCGAGGCGCAACCGTTCTTTTGGCCCGCTGTACGCGCCAATCAGAAGCAAATCGTTCGCACGATCCGTCAAGCCGTCAGAAAGACGATCCGCGAGAATTGGGGCAAGAAATGACAGCACTCATTCATCGCCTGCGCGGCTTCATGTGGACGCTTCAGGTCCGACGCATCATGCGCAAGGCTCGTAAGTCTCCCGGCCATGCTCATCGCATTTGGCTCAATAGGAGAACCATTCTATGAGCAGCCCGGAAATCGCACTCCAGAAGGCATTAATCGAGCGACTGCGCAACGACGCGGGTGTCATCGCATTGGTGCCAGCGTTGAATATCCACGACACGAATGCGCGTCCCATAGTCGATCCGTCGATCAATCTCGGCACCGATCAGACTGACGACGCCGAGTATCTGGCCCGCGACGTGACCATAGTTTTCCACGATCTGCATGTCTGGAAGAAGGAGGCCGGTCTCGCGGGTGGCAAGTATATTGCCGCTGCCATAACCAAAGCCGTCAGAAAGGCCAGATTTCAGACCGTGGACGGCTTTCACTTCGCTGACTGCCACGTGTACCGCACCCGCTTTCTTCGCGATCCAGAGGGCGATTTCAGCCATGGCATTGTCACTGTGCGGGCAATCACTCAGGAGGTTTCATGAGAGCCGGTAAGCTTGATCGCCTCATCACCATTCAGCGCGCCACATACGTTGATGATGGCATGGGCAACCAGACGCCAGCGTGGGCGAAGCTGGCAGACTTGCGCGCCCAGATTGTGCAGGCCAGCACCGAAGAATATATCCGCTCTTACGGTGCCAGCGATGACACGGTGATTATCTTCCGCACCCGGTATTTCCCCGGCGTGAAGAACGAAGACCAGATCATCTATGCGGGTGCGGAGTTCGACATCAAGGAGACCAAGGAACTCGGTCGCAAGCAGGGCCTGGAAATCAGGTGTGTGAGCCGACCATGAAGGGAACCAAGCCACAGCTAATAATCGACAATGACGCGATGCAGCGCGTTCCTGCGCCGCCGTCTTGGATTTCTGACGAGGCAAAGAAGGAATGGCGTCGGGTCATCAAGGGTCTGATTGAGCGCCGTATTCTGACGAATGGCGATATCGGCTCGCTGGAAAACTACTGCATTGCCATGGGCCGGGTGCGTCAGCTTGAGGCCAAATTGCAGGAAGGTTTTGAAGCTCCGCTGTTCCGTGCGCAGGACAAGGCGATGACTACAGCGCGCCAGCTTGCCGCCGAACTTGGATTGACACCTGTGTCGCGCTCGCGGCCAGCAGTGAGGAAAGCGTCAGATGGTGACGAAGACCTATCCCCACTGGATATATGACGGTTCCGAGATCGAGGATACGTTCGGGCATGGCGACCGCGCCGTGCGGTTTCTGCGCGCCTTGCGTCATCCGAAATCGATCCTTCCGAAAAACGCCTTCCAGTTGGACGAGTGGCAGGAGCGCATCGTCAGGCGCATCTATGGCCCGCGTCATCCTGATGGCTCCCGCGTCGTCAAGACTGTGGTGCTGTTGCTCCCTCGCGGCAATCGCAAGACTTCGCTGGCCGCTGCGCTCGCACTGCTCCACACCATCGGGCCGGAACGGATAGCGCAAGGTGAAGCTATATTCGCCGCAGCCGACCGGAAACAGGCCGGGATCGCGTTCAAGGAAGCGCTGGGCATTATCCGGGCTGACAAGCGTGTCGCCGCTGCTACCCGTGTTTATGACGCACACAACAGCGCCAAGAAGATCGTTTACCCCAAGGAAGGATCATTCCTCGAAGTTATTTCAGGTGAAGCCGGAACACAGCACGGCAGAACCCCGGCATTCGTTCTTGCCGATGAAATCCATATCTGGCCGAACCGTTTCCTGTGGGAAGCCCTGACAACTGGTCTGGACAAGACCGATAATCCGCTTCTGGTTGTCGCCACGACCGCCGGACGCGGGCAGGATAACATCGCCTGGGATGTGGTCGAGGATGCCCGCAAGGTTGCCCGTGGTGAAGTCGAAGACCCGTCTATCCTCCCGATCATCTTTGAAGCCGACAAGAACGACGACTGGCGGGATGAAAATGTCTGGCATGAAGTCAATCCCGGCCTGCGCCATGGCTATCCATCCCTTGATGGTTTCAGACGCCACGCCAAACGCGCAGAGCGCAGCGTAGGCGAGCGCCAGTCCCTTCGACAGCTAAAGCTCAATATCTGGCTGGACGCCGCTACAGACCCGTTTGTAGACATGGATATCTATGATGCTGGCAAGGGCAGAATTGACCTCGACAGCCTCAAGGACGAACCGTGCTGGCTGGCTGTGGACCTCTCCTCGACTGTTGACCTTTCGGTCATCGTCGCCTGCTGGCGTGACGCTGACGGCTATGTGGTTCATCCTTGGTTCTTCTGCCCGGAAGAGAGCATCGAGGAGCGTGAATACAAATCCCGTGGCTCATATCAGGAATGGGTTGAACAAGGGCTTGTCACAGTCACTGAAGGACCAACCATCGATTTTCAGGCCATAGAAAACAAGATCGTGGAAATCTGCGAGGATTTCGACGTTCGCGAGATTGCATTCGATCCATACATGGCCCGACAGGTGCAGCCGAAGCTTCTCGAAATGGGTCTGCCTGCCGTGGACATGCGACAGGTGCCCTCCCTGATGATGCCCGCATACCACGAGATTGAGCGGGCTATTCTGGCTGGAGAGTTTCGGCACGGCGGCAATCCTGTGCTGCGTTATTGCTTCTCCAATGTCGTCGTGAAGCGGAACGATACCGGCCACGTCGCAAAATTCACCAAACCGAAAATGTGGATGTCAATCGACGGCGCTGTGGCTGCCGCCATGGCCGTTTCTCGCTGTTCTCAAGGGGATAGCGGGCGATCCAGCTACGACACTTTCACCGGCAATATTGAGGATTTCATCTGATGGCGAATGAAGAACAGCTAGTTATTGATGTTGTCGCCAAGCTCAACGAGCTTGAAAAGCAGATGGCCCGTGCGAACCGGATCACGGCGCGAGCGTATCGCGAAATGTCTGCCAATTCGCGTAAAGCCACGAAACAAATGGAAAACGACGCGGTGCGCTCGGCGGTGCGCATTAATCAGGCGCTCGCAACCATTGGCAACAAGATCGGCGGATATGGTGCAGCCTTCGGGGCAGGCATCGCCGCGAATTTCACGCTTCAAGGTGCCAAGGAGCTAATCGATAGCTCGACGCGGATCAGCAATGCGTTGAAAGTGGCTGGCTTGGAGGGCGAGCAGCTTACGAGCGTCTACAACAGCCTATTCAAGTCAGCACAGCGGAACGCTGCCCCGCTTGAGGCTCTGGTGACGTTGTATGGCCGCGCCAGCCTCGTTCAGAAGGAACTCAAGGTTTCTACTGCCGATTTGCTCAATTTCACCGACAAGGTGGCGTTGGCATTGCGGGTTTCAGGCCAATCGGCACAAGAAAGTTCCGGTGCATTGCTTCAGTTGTCGCAGGCGCTCGGTTCCGGCATCGTCCGCGCTGAAGAGTTCAATTCGATCCTTGAAGGTGCACTGCCTATCGCTCAGGCGACGGCAGCCGGGTTGAAAGAAGCGGGTGGGTCTGTTGCAAAACTTCGCCAACTGGTCGTTGACGGCAAGGTGTCTTCTGAAGCGTTCTTCAAGGCCTTCGAAGCCGGTGCCGTCATCCTTGAGGACAAGGTAGCCAATTCCGAACTGACGGTATCGCAAGGCTTTGTTCGCCTTCAGAATGTGTTGATCGATACGGCCGGAAAGATCAATGACGTGACGGGCGCAAGTGGCCGCGTGGGTTCCGCGCTGCAATCCGTTGCCCATGTTGTCGAAGCCGCTGGCGTAGCTATTCGCAACTTTGCCGATAGCGATCTAGGACACCTGGCTGACCGGATTTACACGATCCTCAATCCAATCGATAAGCTGATCAGCAAAATCGGCGGTTTGAAGAACCTCCCTCTGGTGATTTCCACGATCAATGAGGCGATGTTCAAGGCAGCATCGGGCGAGCCGATTAATGAGCCGAAGCCAGCGCCAAATATCAGGCGGATCGCTTTTGAAGCTCTCGGTTCTACCGGCAAGGATGATCGTGTAGCAAAAACCGGCAAACAGCTCACCGGCGAAGAGATTTCTGATCGTATCAACGTCGCATTCGGCGCGGGCGTGAAGCAGGTCAGTCTTGCCGATTATCCAGTGGATGAGAAGGAAAAGAAGAAGCGTAAAGCCGCTGGTTCAAAGTCTCATTCTAAAACGGCTGATCAGCAGATCGACAGCGACGTACAGGCCATTCGCGACCGGACAGAAGCCCTTCGGCTGGAAACAGAGCTTGTAGGCAAATCCTATTACGAAGCTGAAAAGCGGCGGATGTCGCTTGATTTGGAACAGAAAGCCCTTGCCAAGCTCAAGGACGAGGCCATCAAGAAAGGCCAGACCGACCTTTCGAACATCCAGATTTCGGCGGAACAGCGCGCCCAGATCGATCAGGTTTCCGATGCCTACGCACGGCAGGCTGATGAACTTCGCCGGGTACAGGAGCAGCAAGACAAAGCCGAGCAAACTGCCGGTGAGTTCTACGACACATTCAAGTCGTCGGTGACAGGTGCGATTACAGGCGCGAATAGCCTGTCTGACGCCCTTCAGAACATTCTCAACAAGCTTTCGGACCTTCTTCTAAGCTCCGCTTTCGATGCGCTTTTCAAGCCTTCTTCGGGCGGTTCCGCTGGCGGATCATTCGGCAATATCTTTAGCAGTCTCGGAAGCCTGATTACAGGCGCATTCGCTGACGGCACCGACTTTGCACCCGGTGGGCCTGCTCTGGTTGGTGAGCGCGGGCCTGAAATCGTGAACCTCCCTCGCGGTTCGCAGGTCGTGCCTAACCACATGCTGGGCCAATCTGGACAGGGCGGCAGAAGCCAGAATGTCAACGTGCAGTCTGACGTTCGCGTGTCTGTCGACAAAGACGGGAACCTTCAGGCCTACGTCACCAAGCAATCCGCGCAGATTGCGCAGCAGGCTATCGAAACGTGGCAGAAGCAATCCACAACAACGCAGTGGGTTGGCAGAGCAGCCAGCAGAGCTCGTAACGAATACCGGATTAGGTGAAAGCCATGACCAGTTTAAATCGTCTCGAAAAGGCAATGGTGGCAGCGCTCAAGCAGGCGCTCGCCACGTCTAAATCTGTCATTGTTCCGCCCGGTGGCTCTTTGCTGTGGGGCTGGTTCATGGACCTGAACGCCTCCCGCACGTGGCACATGAACGGGCCAAATCCGATCACCTACGTCGATATTGAGGCCTACGGTCGTATTAACCGCTGGAGCCTTGCCGCTCATCACGTGGCGATCCTGCGCGCCATGGACGCGGCATATGTCGAGGATTTCTATTCGAAGCGTGTCACCGACAAAGAGGCCGTAGCGCCACGTCCAACCGGCGACATCAGCCCTGACCTATTCGATGCGGTGTTCGGCTAATGGCGAAGGTAATCAACAATGCGCTGTATCGACACGGCGGATGCTCAGGCTATACCGAATATAGGTACGGTGATCAGGGCAAGGCGCTGCCGTTGGCGGCAGTGAGCATTCAAAAGCCGAAGTCTGGGGCAGAAGTGAAGCCTGTCTATCGGGGCGAAAATAAGCGCCGACTGATTAACGAAGTCATGGACGCTCTCAGTGATTGGCGAAAGTCTCCTTTCGAGAACGAGGGCGCAATGCGCGCAGGTCTGCGAAGTGCCATGTGTTTGAAGGGGCATGCGTGGGCCGTATCCGACTGGCAGGCAGCAGAACTTGTCAATGCTGCCTTTACAGAGATGGGCGCGAAACGGCCTTCATGGGAAGAAGGCGAGCGCGGCTATGCTCTCTCGTTGGATTACTGCGCGTGGTGTTTTTGCGCTATCGCAGAAGAAGACCGCAGCAACGGGCGTCGGTTCTGTTCTGTGGAGTGCGCCCGCGTCAGTCTCGTTCACATGACGCGAAAGGAGGGAGGACGCTATACCGCGACCATTCGCAACGCCTACCGTCTGATTGAGCAGGATAAGGCAGCACCGCGTGACTGCGAATATTGCGGCAAGTCCTTCAAGTCTGACGCGAAGGGGCAACGTTTCTGCACTGGCAGTTGCGCGGCCCTTCATCGCCTGGGCGACAGTGTTCTTCGTGAACGGGAATGCAAATTCTGTCACGCCACCTTTATGCCATCCAGAGGCAAGCAGCAGTACTGTACCATCAGATGTTCCCGCCATGCCAACGCCAAGGCGTCAGCCGATGCCTTAGCGCACGTCACAATCATATGCGGCTGTTGCGGCGTGGCCTTCCATCCCAAGACTGAGAAGACGCGCTATTGTACGCCGAAGTGTCAGACCGAGATGGGTATACGGGCGTGGAAGGCGCGGAAGCGGGCAGAGAACGCGCCACGGAAAACCAGTTGTGAACATTGCGGTGATGATTTCCTGCCGTCAAGAAACGGTCAACGCTTCTGCTCAGATGCATGCGTTTTTGATGCAAAACGATATAGAGCGGGCGCAAAGCCTCGGAAAATGACCCGGCGTGTGTTTGATCACTTCATCGGTATGCATTTTGACAAGGCATGGAATAGCCGCCTTACGCCACAGCGCTTCGACTGGATGCTGATGGAACGAGGGGCGGCTATTACAATGGAGGTGGCCGCTTAAGCCTGCTTCCACCCGCCCGACTTCTTGCCGGTGATGTCCATAACCGTTTCTGGCGTCACCGGCGAAGGCTGCTTCTGAAGCTTCTCCACCCGATCCACAAGCACAGCAATGCCGAGGCATACCGTGCCAAGGCCGAACGTGACAGCCGCAAGTATCTGATGAATTGCCGATGCTGCCTCTATAGCGAATAACGCGCCGCCGATGATTTGAAGTGCGCCAAGCGCGAACAGAATTGTTTTCATGGCCAGCCCCTTTTTCCGCAAGCTGGCAGAGGCGCGGCGCAACGTCAATCCGTGTTGCATGGCATGTCGCGTCTACTGGCGGCAAGTCTGTTTAACTCATTGATATTGCACAATAGCCATTTGCAACATGTCGCAACATGCTTTTTAAGGTCTGATCAGGCTAACCAATTGATTTAATTGGTGATCCCGGCTGGGTTCGAACCAGCGGCCTACAGATTAGGAATCTGTCGCTCTATCCTACTGAGCTACGGGACCAACCGATGAGCATTCGCCGGTGATTCCAGCATTGCGAATGCTTTCAGACACATACTGTTTTTCATGCTGGTCGCCAACCCCGCAAAAAGCGGGGCAGGCGGATTTATTCAGGTA